ATCGGATACACTATTATAAGTGAATCCGTCGTCACGCCATTTCGTGACGAAGTCAGGAACGCTCGGTCTCCTGACACTCCTACCACCATGGTAGGATCGTTCCACATCAAAGGATGGAACTGGCGGTTTGCGTCCAGCAAACAGCTCGGAGTAGTAATAACTTCTCCATAACCTGAAAGCAGTTTTTTCAGGCTGCTCGATCTGCGGAACGCGGATCGAGTTTATCAAGAGTGTATCTCCTGATATCACCGCATCATCTGGGATGAGGTGTCTGGTCTCATTTATTATTGGGACCATGAGGTGGTGCTTATGTACCACCTCATTCGTCCGTTCTGAACGGACGTACCTGCAGGACCATGCGCCCTGCATCATGGAGTCTATACGGTAATAGACTTCATCCGGGTCTCTACTTCGAGACTCGATCACTCCCGTAAGGAGTGCTGGATCGTTCGTAAACGAACCATCCCCCCCAATTTCAATTGGGAGGTATGGACAGAGTGTATCACTGTCCGTAGGTAACAGCATATGTTGTAACCTGGTTGCCCTTTCAAATAGTGGCAACAGAGTGGCACTATTTTGTGCCACCCATCGCGTTTCCTTTCCTAGGAGCGCGAATCTTCCAACGTTTGTGGAAGAGTATGCGTCAGTTTCTGACGTATTGGGGATCAGTAATCTGATCCTCGGGTAGTCCTGATAACAGGACGGTACCTTCCTCCTGATACAAGGTCCAGGAAGGTGGTCCAGTACCTGAGGTACTGAACAGGCCTCTTCACAATAGAAGAGTAGCCGACGACTAACAAAATAGTCGTCCATACTAGGTTTAAACCCAGTATCGAGGAGCCCTTGCAGGTACCTCGGACCATCCTCAGGATCATTTGTGAGGATGGCAGCATCGTCACCGACGATGCTTGCTACGGGAGAAATCCCGGAGCTGTGGAGCACATAATCGTGAGCCACTGTGAGGACATACTTTGTTAGTCTGTCCCCCATGAGCCACCCCTTTCTTTTGGTGGCCCAAGTCCACAAGTTATTTTTCTTGTAGATTAGGTATCTCGGTGAGAGATACATCGTCTTCGCGAGTACCGCGAATCCGAGGGGAAATTGTTCCCCATTCACCGCCTTAGCGCGCTGAATTGCCAGATTTAGAATCTGGCGTGCCACGGACATATTTCCGTAGTCAGTGGCCTCTTCGAGGTCACAGCTCACACCGTAAATTGAATACGGTGTCAGTTCGCCCCACAATGTGTCAGTGGGGTCGAGGTCTTCCTTGAGGAAGTTCCAAAGGTTTCTAGAAGCCTTTAGCCCGCCCGCTACATGCGGACAGGTAAGCGCAGGAGTTAACATCCTGGCTAGCACTCCAAATATAATTTGGACTGCAAAGTTAGAGACCGTAATGGTCCTAGCTTTAGAGGCCTCGCTTATAGCGTGGACTCGTACCAACTTTGAATAGGTTGGTCTGCAGTGTACTTCTGTCACTGCCCAGCTTAGGAGATCCTGAGCTGATCGAACCGGTCTAGGTTCGATGGTCTCGTAGGTTAAATCTACGAGATTATAAACCCGTGTCATACACGGATTTTGTGTCAGGGCTTGAATAAACCCTGATTGACCGCCATTTTGGCGTGTCGACTGCAGCGTTGCTGCAGGTCCTGCTGAAACATGACAGTTTCTGCCGTCTACCTTGCGAAAATCTCCAAGGCAGTCATAGAGCACATCGTGCCTAAGTTGTACCACAGGTGATGGTACAGTTACAGTCGAGATCATTTTCTCGATCGAGCGTTCGATCATTTGACCGTCCGCTAGCCCAGTCGCACGCGTCTGGGTCCATGTGCATAGGTATACTATGTCACTAATCCCATGAGTTCTATGGGATTTCAGAGCCTCGTAAGCTCTGACATACCGATACATGTCGGTAGGAAGCTCGAGTTTTTCATCGAGCGCGAAGGACTTCTTTAGAAGTTTCTTCGTTTTCTTGAGTCTAGTCAAGAAGACTGCGTAATTATTTGCGCAGTTTTCCAGTGACCATTTGGTCAACTGGTCGATAAGCTTTAAATGCTTATCTGGGTCCCACATTGTTAAAAATATGGGTAGTACCACACCATTAGTAGTGTAGTACCATGCCTTA